TCAGGTCGCGATCAGGCCATGTGTTCGCAACGCGCCCAGAATTGCGGCAAGGGCCGAACGCGCCTCCATGTCGACGGTCGCGCCGCCCGCGGGATCGGCGATGGCCGCCGCCGCCGCGCCCACGACCCGTTCCCCGCCGACATAGAACCCGTCCGCCCGCACGGCGCAATCCTCCCAATGCGCTCCGTCATGACGCATCGCATGCCCCCTGTCCGCGACCCACAGCGAAAGGCCCTCGCGCGGCGCGGCGAAACGCCACCCCCCTTCCGTCCAGCAGGCCAGCGCCCCACCCTGCCCTTCCCAGGCGCCGCCCGCCCCGGCGGCCACGATCCAGCATGCGCCGACCGGCGGCGATGCGGGCGGCTCGTCCTGGTCGGCGCTTTCCACCGCGCCGTGCAGCAGCATGTCGATCCGCGCCAGCGCCTCGTTATGAAACAGCTCCTTCTGCGCCTGCCCGGCAAAGAGCTGGGGCAAGGCCCAGCGAAGCGTCGAGTCCATCGTCATGATTCGATTGTCCTTTTCTTCAAAGGGCCGGCATCAGCCCGCCAGAACGATGCGCGCGGCGCGGCCCAGCGCATAGGTGCCGACCTGCCGGATCTCGACCGCCAGTTCGCCCGGATGGCCCATATCCTCCGCCACCGCCGCGGCATCATAGGTCCAGGGCGATCGGTCGGTGACGATCCTGCGCAGTTCCGTCGACCCTGCCGACACGCGCAGTTCATAGCTCTCCCGATCCTCGCCCAAGGGCACATCGGTCCCGCTGGTCCAGCGCCATCCGCCTCTGCCGCGCCGCGTCCAGCCGACGATCCAGCCGCCGGTCCCATCCCCCCGCGCCGTGACATGCACGGGAGAAGGCGGCACCACCGCCTCCCCCCTTATCGTCAACAGCGCATCGGCCGGCGCGCTGTCGCCCACCCCGACCGCCGAGACATGAAGGCCGCCGCCAATCTCCGCCCCGCTTCCATAAGGGGCAAGCTCGACCAGCCGGTCCTCCTCCAGCAGCAGGAAAGCCTCACCCTCTTCATGGGACGCCATCGCCCATTCGGTTCCGAACAATCCGCGCCGCAGGCCTTCCAGCCGGAAACTGGCCTCGCCGGTCTGCGCGACATGGCTGAACTGGACCAGTTCCTGCCCGACCAGGCACAGATTGCGCCCCAGGCCCAGCGCCGCCTCGTCCGCCCCCGCCAATTCCATGTCTGCCGACAGCAGGGTCACGTGGAGAGCATGGATGCTGTCGACCATCGTCACGCTCCCGGCGGGCAAGGCGTTGTCGGCCCATCCCATCACGGCGCGGCCCGCCGTCCGCCCGGCGGGAGAAGCCTCCCCCGTCGCGCCGATCACGAACAGCGCCGCCCCGCGCCACCCTTCGCCGCCGCTCGCCGCCGCGACGATCAGGGGCGCCGCCGCCACCCCTTCCCTGATCATGGGCAGGTCCGCCAGCATCAGCATGGTCGGCCCATGCGGCCTGTCCGCCTGCCGCACCATCGCGCCGGACGACGCCCCCAGCGGGATCGCGGCGCCGGCCCCAGGCACGCGCCTCAAGGCCAGGCGCACGGCCATCGCCTCCCATTCGCGCTCCTCGATCCGCCACCGGCCCGGCACGCCTTCCACCGCGACGACATCGCCCGGCGCATGGCGCAGCGCATCCCAGCCGCAGCGCAGCGTCATCGTCGAACGCCCGGCCCATGCCATTCCCAGCTTCCGCGCCGCCAGCGACCGCGCCTCCTCGCCGGACAGCGCCATCGGCAGGTCGATGCCCTGCTCCAGCCGTCCCGGACCCGGCCGGCCGATGCGCTGCACGCCCGCCTGATAGTCGCGCGCCGGATCGTGATAGCGGACCGACAAGGCCGCCGGCACGCTGTCCGCCGAGCCGCCCGAATGTTCGCACCCGTTCAGCGCCCGCCCGTTGACCGACCGGCACAGCGCCCCGGCGGCGATCGCCGTCGCCCCCTCCGCGTCCCCCGCCCGCAGGCGCAATCCCGCCTCTTCGGCCACAAGGGCCAGGCCGAACGCCTCCGCCAGCGGCGCCAGCGCATCGCCCACATCCGCGCCGCCCGCCGCCATGCCGGCGACCGCGTCCAGCCCGTCGCCGGTCAACATCCCCCCGCTCAACTCCGCCGCCAGATCGGCAATCGCGACCGGCCCCTCGTCCGCCTCCACCTCGAAGGTCAGCGACGGGATGCGATTGCCATAGTCCGCGAGCGACAGATCCTCGAACACCGCATAGGCAATCCCCCGATGCGCCGGCGTCGCCCCCACGCCCTCCGCTGCCGCGATCAGCGGATCGACGGCCTGGTCCTCGCCGCCCGAATGCAGCCGAAAGGCTCCCAGCTCCGTCTTGAAGTCCCCCGCCGCCCCGCGCAGCAGGTTGCCGTCCGCCCAGATGCGCCGCACCGACCGCACGGCCCGCGCCGACAGCGCCACGGCAAAGCTCGCCGAATAGCTGTAGCTGGTGACGCTGGGCCGCCCCTTGCCCCCGCCGCTCCTGTGCCTCGTCTCCTTGAGGTCCGTCGCCCAGATCACGGTTCCCGCCACCCGCAGCGTCCCGAACAGCCTGGGCAGCTGCGATCCATAGGTCGACGTCTGGACCTGAACCTCGTTCAGCCGCCGCCCCTCCACGCCCTTGGGCCTGAACAGCACCGCATGGTCGAAGGCATTGCCGATCAGCCCGCCAACGGCGCCCCCCAACGGCCCGCCAATGGCCGTGCCAAGGGCGGTCAACACGATCGTCGCCATAGATCCTCCTATTCCGCCCGCCAGTAACCCAGCACCGGCCAGGGCGAAGGCCCCGGCATCTCCACCACGCGCCCCAGGCCCGCATGGGCATGGACATGCCCGCCCGGCACGACGATCATCAGGTGCAGTTGCAACGGCCCCGGCCGCACCAGCGCCAGGTCGCCCTCCCGCGCCGCATCGACCCGCCGCAGACCCGCCGCCCGCAGCCAGTCCGCCGCCTGCCCCTCATCCCCGGACCGCAGCCCATATCCCTCCGGCGCCGCCCGTCCCAGGACCAGCGCCGCCAACCCGACGCAGTCCAGCCCTCGTTCGGGCAGCCGCCCGTGCAGGCGGAACCGCGCTCCCACCAAGGCGCGGGCGGCGGCCACCACCCCGCTCAAGCCGCCCCCGGATAGCGCGTCAGCAAATCCGTCCCCGGCAGATAGGGTTCCCCGCGAAAATTCACGGCATTGCCGAACCGGCCGACGCAGGTCGCCAACTGCCGGTCGCACCCCTCGGTCAGCAGCGCCAGGGCGCCCGCCTCCACCGCAAAGGGCGGCGGATCGGCCAGGCTGACATCCTCGGCGCCATTGTCGATCACCCCTTGGATTATCCCGCCATTGGCCCCGGTCAGCCATCGCAACGTGCCGAAGGCATAGGCCCCCGGCTCCAGCCCGGCCACGCTCGCCACCGCATCCTCGACCGCGCCGACAGCCACCACGCGCCGCCGCCCGGCCAGGTCGACCCGGCATTGCCTGTCCCCCAGCACAGCCCGGCAGTCCGGCGAAGTGGACGGCGCGACCGAAGCCTTGAGCGCCGCCATCGCGCCCACCAGCTCCGCTGAAAAAGCCCCCGCCTTGCGCGTCACGGCCCCGATCTCCCCCCGCGCCAGCAGCAGCCACAGATCGCCCGGCGCCTCCCACTCGGTCAGCCGCAACTCCAGCCCGGCCCCGTCCCAGCGTCCCGCCGTCAAATCCGCCTCGCTGATCGCATCCGCCACCAGCGCGCCTTCGACATCGCTGTCCGCGCCCTCCACCCCGATGCCGCTGCGCACGGCGGAAGGCGTCATCCCCGGCGCCGCGCGATAGAGCAGATGGCCGATCTCCAGATCGCGATCATGGCTCGTCAGCCCGATCGTCACCCCGTCCCGCCGCTCGATCCGCCAGCAAAAGGCCAGCGTCGCCAGCGGCTTCTCCAACGCCTCCAGGCCGCTCATTCCCTGATCTCCACCAATGGCACGGAGGGCGCCTCGCCCGCCGCGAAGGTCGCCCGGTTGATGTCCAGCCGGTCCTCGGCAAAGCGCACCGGCACGTCGAAGCGGAAACCGGCGGTCAGCACAGCCCCCTCGGCAGGCGCGACGTCGAAGGCGATCACGCCCAGCCCGGCATGGCTCCAGCCGCCCGCCATCTCCACGCCATCCACGGCGACCCTGATGGTCCCCGCCACCGGCCGCGTGATCCGCCGCGCCTGCGCCTCCTCGCCCGCGCCGTAGAAGCGCTGCAACGGAAACTCCGCCCGAACGCCGTCGCCCAACCCCAGACGCTGGTCCAAAGGCCCCGGCGCCTCCCCCATGGCGCAACTGCGGTCGTCATAGGGATCGCTGAAGCGGAATCCCCGCGCCGCCCCGCGCCGCGCCCGGAAGAAGGCGATCAGCGCCGCCATATCCGCTTCCGACCGCACGCCCGGCCCGGCATCGAAGGACAGGCGCGCATCCGCCCAATCGCTGCTCCGCCGCTCATGCCCCGAGACGCTCTCCACGACCTGCGTGGAGAAAGCCGGCGAAACGCTCGCCTCCCGCCCGACGCTCAAGGGAAAGGACACATCGTCAAAGGCTTGCACATCTTCCTCCCCATATAATCTGAAGCAGGTGAAGCCATCCCGCGCCACCTGGGGCAGCGCCCAGATGAAGGTCGCCGCCGTCCCCCGCCGCATCGCCGCATCGGCCGCCGCCGCGATCTCGCGCCATTGCGCGGCATCCTCCCCGCGCAGCACGAAACCCGAAAGATAATGCTGCGCCTCGACCGGATAGCCGAGCCGCTCCACCGCCAGCTCCACGCCCCGCGCCGTCAGCCGGTCGCGCCCCTGCGTCACCCAGTCATAATCTTCCAGTTGCAACACATCGAAGGCCGGCGACGCCCATCCCACCGGCATGTTCGCCCGCTTGGCCTCCGGCGCCAGCGGATCGAGCACGGTCGGCAGATAGGCGAGCAGATGCGTCACCGCCCCCGGCGCCACCCCCTTCACCCAGGCGCAGAGCGCCGCCGTCGATGCCGCCAGCACTTCGCCCGCCCGGTCCAGCAGCGCCTTCTGCCCGGCGCTCAGCGTCCCCCGCACGTCCGGGATGGACACCAGCGCCGCGCCGAACGCCGCCCGCGCCGCATCGTCATACAGGCAGATGCGCCCGTCGGCGGGCATCACCCACCACCATGGCTCGCCCACCTGAAACCTGATCTCCAATCCAGCCGTCAAGCCAATGGAAACAAAGGCCCCTGCCACCAGCCGCAAATAGCTCATCGCCCCGTCATGCGCGGGGGAAAGCAGGGTCGAAGGCGGCGACCAGCCCGTCAGCGCGGGAGAACCATCCTCCGCCCGCTGCTTCCAGTCGTTCCAGCAATGCGCGTCGAACAATTCATAGGAAAGCGACCAGATCACCCCCAGCCCCAGCGCCTTGGCCCGCTGCGCGAAGTCCGCATGCCAGGCGGCGCAGGGCGCGTTCAGCACCCCGCCCGCCAGGCTGATGTAAAATCCGCCGCCCAGCGGTTCGAGCCGGAAATAATGGCTCATCCCGACATAATGATTGATGTCCCCGCGATAGCCCAGCGCATGGATCGACGCGACGATCCGCTCCGGCGTCTGGTTGAAGCAGTCGTCATAGCCGGTCGCCATCGACAGCCCATGTTCGGGCAGCACCACATCGCCCACGCGCAGCACCGACCCGGCGCCGTCGCAGCTTATCTCCGAAAGCTCGCACCATCCCTCAACCGCCGCGGCGAAGGCGGCGCTCCCCGCATCATAGCCCGGCGCGGCGAGCGAGATGAACATCCGGTCCACGTCGCCCGCCCAGACGTCTTCGCCCTCGGTCAGCAGGAATCCGCTCCTGATCGCGGAAAAATCCAATGCGATCACAGCATCTTCCGGCCCGCCGCTCGCATAGTTCCACAAGCGCACATACCAGGCCCGCGCATGCCCGGCCGCGTCCCTCCCCTCAATGGTCAGCGTCGGCCCATGCGTCTCGTCCAGCCGCCGCAGCCCGCCGCTCCGCCAGCGAAAGCGCAGCACGCAATCGCGAAAATCCCGATCCGTCTCATAGGCCAGCAGGGCATGGCTCCACTTGTCCTCCGCCTCCCAGATCAGCCCCGCCAGATCCCCCGACCCATAGAAGACGGCATCCACCCGCAACGCATCCGGCGCGGCAGTGACGACGCTCGCCATCATCGGCCGGGGAAAATTGACGGTCCAATGCGTCGGCGCAAAGCGCTTCATGAACCGCGTTTCCTGCCCCCGCCGCGCATCGGCCAGCCAATATCCAAGCCCGCTCATCCGCTGATCGCCCCCCTCACCGCGCGCGCCACCTGCCGCGCGCTGCGCGCCAACAACCGGGCGCTGTCCGCCCCCTGCCCCTGCACCGCGATGGAAAGCCGCACGTCCCGGACGCCCGCGCCATTGGGAACGACCTGCCCGCTCGTCGTAGGCACGAAGACCTCCGGCCCCCGCTCCCCGACGACATAGGCCCGCCCCGGCGCCACCGGCCCGCCGGTCGCCCGCCCCGGCAATCCCAGCGCCGAAGCCGCCAAGCCGATCAACCCGCCGTTCCCGCCGATGCTGCCTATCCCGGCCCGCAAGGCATTGGCCGCAATGTCGTCCAGCACGCGCAGCGCGATGGCCTTCAATTCCTCGAACCCGAACTGGCCGGTCCGCACGGCCCGCAGCAATCCCTGCTCGATCCGCCGCCCAGCCCGCTCCGCACCGCTCGCCAAAGGCCCCTCCAGCGTTCCCCGCATGGCTTCCACATCCCGCGCAAAAGCCTGCCTATCCGCCCGCACCCGCACGACCAGATCGTCGATCTCCTCGTCCATCCCGACCCCCAAAAAATCACGCTGAAGAACAAAGTGCGCTGCAAAGGCAGGAGCCCAGTCCAAACGCTGGAACTGAATTCCCGCCCCTTCCATCACCCTCGTTCGTTTCGATCCCTTCGACTGCCCGCCTGCGGCAGGCGCTCAGGACAGGCCAAGGTCGAGAAGCGCAGTCACCCCCAACCTCAATCCGGCATCCCAGCCCGCAACCTCTCCAACTCCCCCCGATCCATCCCGGCGCGCGCCTCGTCCTCTTCGCCGCGAGCCGCCCGCAACACGCTCTCCAGTTCCGCCGGGGTAGACCGCCAGAATTCCTCCGGCCGCCATCCCAGCAGCCACCCCGCGACCCCCGCCAGCCGCGCCGCCGCTTTGAAAAAGCTCATCGTCCCCCCAATATCTGTCCCAATATCCCCCGCAGAACCGGCGTCAGCTTCGCCAGCCCCGCCGCCACGATCGCCTCGCCCAGCGCCTCCCGCGTCAGCCCCGCGGGCGGCTCCGCCAGGCAATGCCAGAACAGCCCGGCCATCTCGCCAAGCGACAGCTTCCCGTCGGCGGCGCGCTCCACCAGCGCGAACAACGGTCCCAATTCCTCCTCAGCCGCCACCAGGGCCGCGAAGCTGGGCCGCAGCACAAAGCGCTCCCCACCCAGTTCCAGCGCGGCCTCGCCGCGAGCACTGTTAGCTGGGGCACCATTGCCCCCGCTCACAGCGACACCACCGGCCCGGAACTTTCCAGGCTCAGCGCATAGTTGCGCTCCCCATTATAATCCCCGGCATAGTCCAGCCGCGTCACCAGGAAGCGGCCCCGCATCTTCTCGCCGCTTTCGAAGCTCAGCTCATAATCCTCGACGGTTCCGGCCAGCGCATGGTTGCGCAGCCGCACCTCCGCCGCCGATCCGGTGAATATGCCCGCCGCCGACACGCTGACGGATCGCACCCCCGCGCCCGACAGCAATTCGCGCCAGCCGCCCGACCCCTTGTGCGTGACGTTCACCGCCTCGCCATTGACGGACAGTTGCGTGGTCCGCATCCCGGCCACGGTCGCATAGGCCGCCGGCGCCCCGCCATCGGCTATTTTCAACAGAAACGCGCTTCCTTTTTCCACGCCCATGGCGCATTCTCCTCTAAGATAAACCGTGCAAGAATCGGGATTTGGAGAGAGGCCAATATGTTTGTGACCATCCCCCTGATGCTGTTGCTGGCCGCCGCCCCGCAAAGCGGCGACGCCGTCGGCAATGGCCGCAAGGCCTATTCGGAATGCCTGTCGAAACAGATTCAGCCCGCCATCGACAAGAAACTGTCGCTCGGCGATTTCCAGGCCGTGCTGAAGACGGAATGCGGCGCGAAGGAAGCCGCCTTCCGCACCGCCATCGTCGCGGACGACAGGTCGAGCGGCATGTCGGAAAAGGACGCCCAATCGGACGCCGACGACCAGATCAGCGAATATCGCGACAAGATCATCGGAGAATATGAAGACTATTCGAAGTCCTGACCCCCAACATTCCCCTCCCTTTCAAGGGTGGGGCTAGGCCGTATCGACATTCAGCTCTGGCGGCCTGCAAATGGTTGAAGCGAGTCACGTGCCTCGCTTCAATCCCGTGCTTCCGGTGCTCACCTATTTTGAGTACGCTCCGCTCCGGGTCACGGAAAACCACGATTTTCGGCTCGCCAGCTTCTGAATGTCGATACAGCCTAGGGGTGGGTGCGAGCGCAGCGAGCTTCCGCCCTATCCGGAAGAAACACCCTCAGCGCTGTAAAACCGCGGCCCTCACGCCCCCACCACCCGCACCCGATAATCCACCAAAGCCTGCCACCCGTCCCGCGCCCCAGTCCGCGCCACCCGCGAGCGAACCAGCCGCGCCCCGACGACCCGCCAGCCCCCCGCAAGCCCAAGCCCGCGCAAAACAGCATCCACCCGCGCCAACAATCCCGCCAGCCGCGCAGGCGCTTCCCCCGCATCGAACAGGCTGACCGTCACCACCAGCTCCCGCCCGTCCAGATCCTTCGCGCCCCAATCCAGCGCGATACAGTCCCCCACCACGCCATAGGGCGCGCTGGCCCGTCCCGGCGCGCCGTCGAACAGCCCGTTCAGCCCCGCCATCAATGCCGCATCCCCGCGCAGCGCCGCCACCAGCGCGCCACGCACCGCCACCTCCGCGCTCAT